AGGTCAGGGTGCCCCGCATCTTTGATTGCATTATATACAGTAGTTCGATCACTTTTAACAGCCTCGCGTAAATAGAACCCGACTAACTGTACAATACGCTTCTGAAAAGCACGAGCTTGCGCTTGTATTGCAGGATGTGCTTCATCCGAGACCGAAATAATTTTTTCTGCACACCGTTCTGCTATTTCTTCTGGCGTAAAGCCACGGTTCTGAGTGGTGTGTACCTCTACCTTAAAATCTTTAGGTAAATCTATGTTTAACTCTGGGATCATGTGCGTGGTTTCCTAATCTGCCCGTAACGATACTCATCAACAACCTCTTGAGCTTCGCCAAGGTTCTTCAGTCTTGTGACCCCCTCTGCATAACGCTGATTGTACATCTGCATTAGGTTGGGATCCCCCTTCATGTAAGTATACGCCTCGACCAAAGAGGCATAAAGCAAAGTGATCTCTGCGTTTTCACTGAGCCAGCTTGTACCGCTGTCGGCTCCAGCCGTTAGTGAAGCAGGGCGATACAGATAATGAATGTCCACTGTGTAGTTTGCATCTGGTGTTGGCGCGAGAATAAAGTTGTCTACATCAAATTGAGCGTAATACTTAGGTTGACCTGTGGTTGTTGAATTAGGCGTGTACGTCTGCACAAAGTCCAAATCTTTAAACAACAAAAACTCTTTAGCCCCATTAACATCGATGCTTAAAGAAAACGGTGCAAGAAAATCAGATGGGGCACCTAAATACTCGTTGCCCGTGGTCATGGCCCCCGACTGATTTTTCTGAAACAGGTTAAGCTGCACACTTTTTAGTATGCGCTCCTCCGCTAATCGAATAAACAAAGGCAGGTTGTTTACGAAACTTGTCTCATCGTTTTCTGTGTAATCCTGAATGGCAGTCTTCAGTTCGCCGTATGTCATAGTCATGTCGTCACCGTAACGCTGCCGACCTGGCCTATAGCTCGAACACGTTCTAACTTAGGTGCTTCAACTGTCGGAATATCGACATACACCAATAACGCCTCGGCCTTATCGGGTCGTGGGTTGTGTAATGCTTGGGGATCTGGTCCCACACGAATAGGTTCTAGCTGCGGATGCTTTGGCTCAAACTCGTCAGGACCAACTAATGCACCAGTCCATTCACGTCTCATATCCCGCAAACGAAACCTAAACCCTGATCTATCAGAAATACCAAATGCATGTTTACCAGACGCGTATGCCATCAGACCCTCAAGTATCGAATGCTAGGTTGCAGTTTCAACGGAGTACGACCCTCGTCCTCGTCGGCTGCGCGTTGGAACTCTTCTTCATACACAGCTTTTAAATACTGTAGACGTTCTGGCGCACGTTTCATCCCGATGTAGTAGGCTAACCCCGCCACCATACAAGGATAAAAACGAAAAGGCATATCAGTAGTATTAACAAGGGTATCAGCATCGTCTATCCGCTGCACATAATAATAAACAATCTGGTCTGTTGAGTTTTCTGGAACAGCCCACAAATTAATTACAGGCTGTATCTGTCTGTCGAAATAGAATTGACTTGGTCGGCCTTGCGTCGTCTTATTGGGAAGTGTGGCATATTCACCACGACTGATCCGATCTATCTCGTAATCCGTACCATCTCTACGAAGCACAACCTCCAAGATATCCACAACATCCGCACCAAGCGTCTCTTGTGCTTGACCCAACGTAAGTGTGATCGTGGCTTGTTTTACCGTCCAGAGATTTAGACCACGGTTTGCCCAGTCGGCAAACATCAGGTTCAACGACCTCCGCGCCGTTCTGGCATCATAGCCCGTGCGAACCTCGAGGCCACAGCGTTCGTACGCCTCCTCGACAATCTCGCCAACGTCCATGTTAAAGTCGCGTGAACCTGAAGTAGCCATCAGTAAGTAGTTCCTTGTTTTATGCCAGACATCTGCACCGCAGGATTACAGCCGTCTACTTTACCACCGTACTTAAATCCTTTACGAGCCATGCCACCACGCATCATGCCCTTAACCTTGCCGCCTTTTTTAAAGCCTTCGACGCCTCGGCCTTTCAATATGTCTTTCTTTGTGACCTTACCGTCACCTGTTAAATCTGGGAAACTCATTTTTTACCCTTTACCTTACCGCCGCGCATCATCTTGACTTTACCGCCACGCATCATTTTCTTCTTTGGCTTGCTGACCGCGCCACCGCGCATCATTTTCTTCTTTCCACCGCGCATCATTCCAGGCATATCAGAGTCTCCTTTCTCTCCGAGCTAAGATGTGTCTTTCGTAATCTTCTTTATCATAGTTTGTATAATACCCTAGTTTTTCCAACTTTGCAGCAGCGTTTTCTAATTCACTCCACCGTTGTATAAAAACAATTGCATGTTCACGCAAATGCGCCAACAGCCATATATCAATACCCGCAAAAGTAAAAAACTTATTCAAGGCCATACATTCTTCTTCTAGTTGATCGTAATCGTAATCGTAGTCATAGTCAAAAATCATGGTGACTTTGTAACCCGTACGAAAAAACTTCGATGACTCACTCAGGACATCTGCCCACAGGTCATCGGTTACAAGCATCTTTACTTCACGGTTCTGGTAAGCAGGTAAAGCAAACGGACAGGCAGCAACTCCGTTATTATGAACGGTAGGTTTTGATAATTCTTCTGCCCATTCCTGTATCAAAATACCCTCACTAAACCACCACTAGCTTTTTTCTGCTTCCAACTAATACGTTTTGATGATTTTTTCTTTTTGGCTGCTGATGTGCATTGCGCCATTGTTGGACGACATGCTGGATAACTTCTACGCTTCTCGCCCTTTTGACGACCACACGGCTTGCCAGTCTTACAATCGACCCAGCCTTTACCGTCGTTCTTAGAAAACCATTCGCGAAGAGAGTTTTTCTTTTTAGCCATTATGCAAACTTCGTCCCTTTACGACGACCCTCCATAACCTGACCACAACCAGAGGCCACCATACCACCGTTTCTATAACGGTTGCGTGTTGAACGTTTGGGGTTATCTACTGAAGCAACAAGTCCCCCGTCAGCTTTCTTTTGTTTTTTCTTTGAGTTACCCCAGTTAGCCGCACCAACTTTTCTGCATTTAGAAAGTGCCCCTGAAGCGTATGCGCTGGGCCAAACCTTGTATCGGCTTTTTACTTTGTGGTAACACGCGTCTTTTTTTGTTTTTGACTTTTTTGCCATTATTCTTCACCTCTGGAGGCTTGGAGATTTGAAAGGGCATCTGTCCACGACTGATCATAACTTGCTTGCCTTTCTGTCAATGTTTCAACAGCTTGAACCAAATGATCTATTTTCACGTCCATGACTTCTGTGCGTTTATCTACAGTAATTAATGTAGAAATCATCCACACAAGACCCGCTGATCCTAACGTTAGACCCGCGCCCCAAAACAAAAGTTGTACGTTCTTATCCATATCTACCACTGTTTACAGGACCAATACTTGGCCTTTAGTTTATCCAGAGTGCCTTTGTCACAGCCGTGACGGGCACGAAAAGACTTTCTAGCTTTAGGGTTTGATTTACGAATTTTCATATTCGCATCCCCAAATCTAACAATCTTTTCTTTGCCCTTATCACATGCCTTTACAACAAACTTTTTGCCGCCAGATTTCTGACGTTTCGGCTTGTTGCATTTCATTTTAGCTTTATCGATCTTAGCCATATGTCTTACGCAGATACATGATTACGGTATATGTATCACCACTGGTATGACCTACAGTTGTAAAGTCGATATCACCCGTTTTTCCCGCACCAGCGTTGTTCGTCAAACCGCCAAAAATAGTGTAATCATGATCGCCACTTTGGTTTTCACCTAGTTCGATGCAAAGCAAGTCTGTCGTTGCATCCCATAGAATTTGAACCTTCATGCCGATGCACTGCCACCACAGACGTTCAATAACAACCCCAGTGCAGGGGTTGCCATCAGAGTCTGCGTTTAGTGCACTCACGTCAACTTTCTTGACCGCTGACTCACCTGTGCCGTCGGAAATGTTTGTAAACTTTAAAACCGCAGTCTTTGACCCGTCATAAAGTGTTTGAGACGATACTGTGTCAGCCATGAGTCACCTCCTATTAAGCGAGGTTATTGTTTTGCTGATACAGAATAGTAAACCGTACTTCTCCAGCATTAGTTGCCGCTGACGCTGTCACTGTTAGACGAATGTCCG